TTAAAAATGACACTAAATTACAAAAATTGTTTTTTAGTGTCATTTTTTCTTTTGGGACTTAATTTGCAACAGCCCCTTTATATTCTTTATTTATTTATATTTATATAGAAAAGAAAGTTACAAAGTTACAAACATATAATAATATTAATAACATCAATACTTTTTAATGTAACTTTCTATGTAATTTTCTATGTAACCATTAAAAATGAAAGTTACAGTCATTTTTTATAGAAAGTTACATTTCTGAGAAAGTTACACTTGGAAAGCTACAGTAATTTTACTCGTCTATTTTTCTTTTAAATCCTTTTTGGACTCCGTATTTTCCAAATCTTGAGGACTGTTTTATCTTTTCCCATTTAAATAGAGTAGATAAAATCTTATTAATTTCAATGCTATCGCTCTTTTTTAAATATCTAATGTCCATTTTTAAGGCTTCTTCCCATATTTCAGCAGCACAAACCTTATCTCTTAATATTAAATCACTTTCATCATATTGCTTACTTGTAGTTTCATATTCATTTAGATAGGTTCTTCTGCCAAATAAATCCATACTATCCCAAGCATTTTTAGGTATTTTCTTATCTAAATAATCTAAAATAATACCTTTATAAACATTATCTTCTGAGTGTGCATCTTGTTCTTCTTTTGCAATTTTTTCTGCCTCTTTTGATAAAACCAAACTATAAAATTCATTCTTTGCAAGCTCACAAGCCTCAGCCCATATCTGCTCTAACTCATCTTTTAAATCATCAAATATAGATTTCTTAGGCTTATGTATAAAACAATCTATTGGCCAGAATCTTCTATTCCCAGTTTCATCTCTTAAAAAGTTAGTATCATTTGCAGTTCCAAAGAAGGCACATCTTCTTGGATATTTTTGGGCTCTACGCCCATAAGAAGCCCGAAAGATATCATCAGTTCTACTTAAGAAGTTTTTTACCAGGTTCAACTCTGATTTTCTTAAAGAACTAAGTTCACCCATTTCAAGTATCCAACTCCCTTGGATAAGCTCACAAGCATCTTTGCCTTCCACATTAACCAAACTATCATTGTACCAGTCCATACCTAATATTTTTAAAAAGGTACTCTTACCTACTCCCTGTGGCCCTATTAAAATAGGCATATTATCCCATTTAATACCTCCAAATATTGCTCTTCTTACTGCGGCTACTAAGGACTTTTCAGAAACTTCTCTAGTATACGCATTATCTTCACAACCTAAGTAGTCTATAAATAAAGTTTCTAATCTTTTTTCTCCATCCCACTGAGTAGATTGTAGTCTTGTTGCTACTTTATTTTCTGCATTTTCTTCTGCAATTAGATTAACTCCATCTATGATTTTATTTGTAGAAGTGATTCCATAATTACTTTCTAAATACCACCTTAGCCCTGCATCATCTGTATCGCTCCAAATTCTATCAGGGGTTTCAAATTTTCTGTCCCAAGGCACTCCATCTCTGACTAATATTCTTGAAGCAAATATATCCTTAAAGATTTTAAATTTTAATTCCTTATCATTTCTTAGAATTAAAATTATGTTGGATAGAGTACTGAGAGCTTTCATACCATTGGCACTATACTGAATGCTATCTTTCCAGTTGTCATCATCTTCAACTATTTCACCTTCTAAAATTTCTTCATTCTTATCATCTACTACTGAAAATTCAGCAATAGCTTTTTGTTGTCTTTCTTTTAATAAATCTTTTTTAACATCAGTCTTTGCCATCACCCATTCTTTCATAGCTATCCAAGATGGTAGTTTGGCTACAGGAGTATTAACATCGGCACTCATATCTTTATGACCAAACTTATGTAACCTTACTAAGTCAAAGGCATTTACTAATTTTTGGCTGCAAGGGTCAGTAGCATGATGAGAGTATAAGAAAAGACCATCTTGATACACAATAGCTCCAGCAGTAGTGCTTCCACCAATAAAAGTCAATCTATCAGGTATATCACAGGTCTCATATGTTCCAGGTAAAAACTCATCTATTGCCTGGTAAATATTAAACCTTCTGCAAAATGCACCTACCATACCTTCCTTTTCTAAGGGGTTTTCCTGCTTCTTTAACATATTTTGATGGAGTTTTTGTGCATCAGGAACTTCTGGCCAAGTTGTTATATCTCTCCAATTAGCATACATATTAAGCACTGCCTTACCATCTAACATAGGCTTGTCTGCATAGGTAAACACATAATCACTATCAGTAGAATGGCTTGGCCAATACATTAGCCTAACAGCCTGAAAGGTAGTAGGGTCACAATAACGTAACCCTATGAACGATGCTACCTTCCTTGCTATTGGTTCATACTCATCAGCAGACACATCTTCAGCTAAGGGTAAAATAACTCTTATTCTTGGTTTTGTAGTTTGGTGCTTACGAGTGCTATACACTACATAAGCACAACCTAAACCATTTAGAGTTTTAATAATCTTAGTGTCATCTTCATAAGCTAAGTTGTCTAAGTCGAGAGTTATTAAACTTCTACTTACAACTGCTTCGCTTCTTCTTAGATTCCCTTTTAACTTTCCACCAACAAAGCCTCCAACATCCTTAATATCATCTTGCTTGGACTTAGAATAAGATAAGAACTCATCTAGTGTTTCAGCTGTTATTTTAGGCTTTCCTAATCTGTCTACAAATTCAGACCAGGTAATCTCAGTTGTCACCCATTGCTTGGATAATCTGTTATTTGCTTCTGATATTAATAATTTTCTTGAGTTCTTCATCTGTTATCTCCTTTTATCCAAGTTCTATTATTTTAGTTATACAGCCAATTGTTTCAGAAATATTTAAAGTAATTAGATTTCTAAAAGCCTCATTTATTAGCAAAGCTTTATTAGAAGGAAGGTCTTTACATATTCCAAGTATTATAGTAGTCCAGTCAGTTTTTAATTTATCTGTTATAGTATTTATTCTGCTTTCATTAAGGTGTGGAGTAATTTCATTTCCTTTTAAAGTCCAAGTTAAGTATTCAACTGCTTTTTCATAATCCTCTTTCCCATTCTTTTTTTCAGCACGAACCAGGTACTTAACTACATTCCATATTCTAGTGCATAAAGGATTAGGCATACCTTCAACTATAGCATCAGCTAGATGTCTACTTTCAAAATTACATCCTGGAATCATATAATGCTTTGGTGAATGTACATTATCATTATGTGGTATTTCTACTTTTTTATCATCTGTAATTTCATCAGCTTTGTTTTCTTCTCCAATAGCAATTAATATTTTCTTCTCAAGAGAAGGGCTTTCTATGTTAAGTCTTCCATTTTCTAAATGTGATAAAAAAGCTTGTGTAACTCCTATTTTTTCAGCAAATTCTTTTTGAGATAATTTGTTTTCATCTCTAAAGTTTTTTATTTTTCTACCTATATGCATAATTTCCTCCTAATCTTTCATATAATAACTGCCAGTAAACCCAGCAGCATTTAATATTAATCCCTTGGCCCAACTTATTTCTTCAGTCATAGTTTGTATAACTTCTTCTAATTTAACTGTTGTTGGAACATCAAGTATTACTTCATCATGAACATGAAATACTATTGGCCAACCTTTGTTCTTTATTCTTAAAAGTGTTTCTGCTAAACAATCTCTGGCTATTGCCTGTACTATATTTTCTGTTAATTTTCCTCCATAAGTTGGAATGACTTCCCACTTCTTAGATGTTTGGTTAATACCCATATAATGCATCTGCATTTGTCCAAATTGATTTTCTTTTAAAAATGGTTTTGGATAGAAAAGTTTTCTTCCACTTGGTAAAGCTATTGTGAAAAAGTCTTGATCATAAATAAAGTCATACTCTTTAGCTAACTTTATGCATTTAACTATTTGAGGTTCTCCAGTCTCTAATACTTCCACAGCTGCATTCTCTAATGCATACCACAACTCCACAATTCTTTTTGATGATTTTCTCCATCTGTTTACAATGTCCTTCATTTCTTCATCTGTCAGTCCCATATCTGCTGCACCCATAGCAGTTAAAGCACCAACACTGCCTTGGTATCCTAGTGCAAGTTCTGCAACTTTTCCTTTAGCTCTAAGATGATAATTTTCTTCACCCTTTGCTATTGTGTTTATTGGCACTCCAAACATTTGAGAGGCTGAGGCTTCATAAATTTTTCCGTGGGTTTTGAATACTTCCATTCTCCACTCTTCTCCAGCAAGCCATGCTATAACTCTTGCTTCTATTGCAGAGAAATCAGACACGACAAAGTGATTACCTTCAGAAGGGATAAATGCCGTTCTGATAAGTTGGGATAGAGTGTCAGGTATGTTTCCATAAAGCATTTCTAAAAGTTCCCCATCACCTTTTTTTATAACATCTCTAGCTACATCCAAAGTTTCTATGTAGTTACGAGGTAAATTCTGTACTTGAACTAATCTTCCAGCATATCTACCTGTTCTGTTGGCTCCATAGAATTGTAAAAGACCTCTTACTCTTCCATCTTTGCACATAGCTTCGTCCATAGCTTTATACTTCTTAACAGATGTTTTAGATAGTTCTTGCCTTATCTCCAAAACTCTTTTTGCCTGTCCATCTTCTAAAGTATCTACCATTTTTTCAACTGTAGTTTTTTGTAAATTCTCAACTTCTTCTCCAGCTTCTTCTAACCAGCTAAGTAACTGACTAGTAGAATTAGGATTATCTAATTTAGTTATATCTCTTGCTTCTTCTAGTAAATTAGCTCTCGATACAGCGTCTATAAATAGAGCACCATTCACTAATTTACTATCAACTCTTACCCCATATGCATTCATAAATGTGTCCAGCACCCATAGATTCCATTCTCTATCTGGAACAGGAAATGCACTTAATCTTTTACCTATCTCCATTTCTGTAACTACATCTTGGATACAATATTCTTTAAATAGCAACCATTTCTCTGGTGCGTGTTGAGGTAGATTTCTAGTTCTGTTCCCATTGCTCTTAGTAGGATTGCAAGGTATACAGAAGTATCTTATTAGAGCACTACCTGTTGTTAGCTTTTTCTTATCTTGAGGTAAGCCCATTGCATTACCTATTGCAGCAAGTCCTGCAGTATATCCACAATAAAGCCCATGTACCATAGTACATTGCCATTGTTCAAGTGGAGTTTCTATTCCGGCCATGTTCAAACACCACCACTCAAAGACAGCGTTGTATGCATACTTAATACAAGACTCATCTTTTAAAAGGTCTAATACTTCTCCAGGAATAGTTTCGCCTTGAGCAAGGTCTACTATTTTTACATCTTGGCCATCAATAGAATGAGCAAATAAAAGTATCTGAAAATCATCACTCATTGCATATTTATAGGCCCCTGACTTTCCGATGTCTACAGAGCTAAATGTTTCTATATCTATATTTAAAGTTCTCATAATCGCTCCTTTTTTGAAAGTGAAAGGCAGTTTTCACTGCCTCTCTATTAACTTTTTTAACTATAAATTTTATAATATTGGCTCACCAGTTATTGGATCTATTTTCACTTCATCAAATTCATCCTCTGCTCTTATAACAGTACCACTCAATGGTTCTCCATCCATTAACTTTTGAACATTACCTAAACCACAACCTATTCCTCTGTTTCCCCCCATTGCATAAGGGAAAAAGTTTACTGATACTCTTGCATAAATTCCTGAATAAATTTCTGATTGATTTGATATAGGTATATTTTTTATATTTACTATACCTGGTTGGCGATCAATTTTTGAACTTGCAGTAAATACCCAACAACCTTTACACTCTGCTCCAAATTGATCTCCATTTGGCCTTACTCCATCTCCATCATAGATTGGATTTGCTAATTTTGGAGGTTTTACTCCATTCCATTTTTCAGAGATACCTTTTTCTATTGCGGCATTAATAGCGGCATCTAATTTTAATTTTGTCTGTACATCTGTCTTTGGTAAAAGTATTACACAACTATATTTTTCTTCTTGTCCTTTATCAGCTGCATAAGGTTTAAATAAATGCACATAACTTAATCTTACTTTCCCTGTCATTACTCTTGTTTCATTAGCCATTAAAATCACTTCTCCTTTATAAACTATTAATATCATCTACTACACTAAATTCATCTTCTGCCTTTATCCTGTTTGTTATTGCTTCTCTTTTATCAGAAGCTTCCACAAGAGTAGGCTTTCCCACATTCATAACTATTAAATTTCCAACTAGATTATTAAATTCTTTTTTACCTATTGTTTTTTCAATTTGAGCTAAGGTTAAGTATTTTCTTTCATATAAAAGTTCTTCAGCAATTCCATTCTCTTTAAGCACTTTTATAGCATCATCTGTATTTTTAAAACTTCTACTACCTCTACCATTTACAGCTTTCCAACCAGGAACTTCATTACCTTTTAAACTTTCTGCTAATGCATATTTCTCTAATTCTTTTACCCAGTTATCCAAATCTTTTGCCTTTTGCAGTATTTCTCCAATTTCTTCTAATGTCAATAGTTCTATGGCTTTAAACTCATACTTTGCTAGTTCTAAATTAGCATTAGCTCTCGCTTTACAAGTAGCTTTAGCTTTACAGAATTTACAATGTTCACCATTGTTAAAATCACCCTCACCATTTAAAGCTATTACAGCCTTTTCTTGGGCTATCTTAGCAAAGGCTAGTAAGTAATCGAGACTACATTCCCAAGTCTCTGTATCTTTAATTCTCGGCTGTACGATTGACAATTTAATGTGTTCTATAGGGAATATCATTTCATAAGCAAGATAAGCTCCTAATGCATACAGAAGTAACTGAGCATTATTTTCAACATCAACTGGAACACCTTTTCCATATTTAAAATCTATTATATGTAAGGTATCATTTGAGATTAAGATACAGTCTGCAGTCCCAAATCCACCAGGAACATATTGTGAGTAATCTACTCTCTGTTCTACTGCTATATGGGGGGTAGATTTGTAACTGTACATCTGTTCTTGAATAAACTCCACATACTCATCTGTGTATCCTTGCATTTCTTCCTGGTAAAGTTCTTTCTCTTTTAGTTTCTTCATAGCTGCTGTAAATTTTCTTGAAGTTAATCCAGGATCTATTAACTTTTTCACTTTTAATTCTGCTATTTCATGTGCCAAACTTCCTTCTTTTGCATATACACTCTCTACATCTTCAAATTGTTCACAGAGTCTTACAGAAGGTGGACAAGCTATCCACCTTGCAGCACTAGAAGGACCCAATAGTGCATGTGCCATCACACATCAGCTCCTATGTTTTTAAGTTCTTGTACAAAAGCTCCATACTTTTCTTTTGGTAGAAATGTAATAGCTTTAACTCCAAATTTAGATAATATATTTACTAAGATAGGTCTGTTATTTTCTATGTCTTTATTTACCCACCCAGCAGCAATATTTTGTAAGTCTTGAGCACTATACTCAGCAGTCTTAGTTGGTAAAGGGGTTGCAACCTCTGTAGGTGCTTCTTCCTTTTTAGCTGGAGCAGTTGGCAGCTTTTGAGTAGGGGCTTCCTCTGCTTTTTTAGCAACTTCTTTCTTTTCTTCTACTTTAGAGGTAGTTTTTTCTACTGCTCTTGCATTATCTAATGCTTTACTAATTGCTTTTTCTGTACTGTTTATTACTTCAGAACAGTTTGCTTCTATAAAATCTCTTATTTCCTTTTTAACTTCTTCCACACTTCCTGTAAATTCTACTTTTACCATTTATTTATCCTCCTATTTGCATTTTTTATTAATTTGTGATATCTTATTTTTAAAGTATGAATAGTTGTCTGTTGTTGATGTGGTAGTCGCAACAGACTTTTTAATTCTCAGCATACTGAACACCTCCTTTATATTGCATAATTCCAAAGTTCCTTAATATTCATAGTTAAAGGCTCACCTGTTCTTATATTTTCTAAAACAGCGATATCTCCATCTTCTAAAACTAACTCATAATAACTGTCATTGATTAAAAACATTTCCATCACCTACAATTTATCCACAAGTCTGATAATAAGCTCTCCAATTCTTACCTTCTCATTTATCACTTTAAGTTCTCTAAAGTCATCCATGTAAGATTCCAACATTTCTTTAATTATTTCCTGTTTATAGTTAGATTTGCTAACAGGCATCTCTTTTAAAACTTTATATTCAGTGCCTATTTTTTCTAAATATCCTTTGTCTTTTAATCTATTTAGATAAACTCTAACTACTCCATCATTTATCTTTAAATCCTCAGATATTTCCTTATTTGTTGCAAAAGTATTACTTCTTACATATTCCAATACTTCCTCTATTTTAGTCATTTCTATTATCTCCTTATCTTAATACTTGTGGCATAACTATATAATCTGTATTTTCTTTACTAAATTTAATAGCACTTCTATTATTTTTTCCTATAGCCATATTAAATTTATCCCCTTTAATCCATTTAAACCATAAGTCCACGTATTTAAAATCTAAAGAAGTTTTTAAACTCGCTGACTTGTTATCTAACTCCATAATCTCTAAAAATAGTTTAGATTCATCATTTGGATAAGCTTCTACAGACACTTTTCCATTATCAAAGCTAAAAAATCTTTTAAAACCATCCTTCCAATTTATAGTTTTTAACATTTTCCATACAGTGTCTTCTGTAAAGTTGATAGTTGGGTCTGCTTGAGTATAGCTTTCATACTCTAAGTCTTCTATAACTTTAACAATATCAGGAACTTTTATATCTTTCATAGGTTCATATTCAGTTACTTCAGAACCTATTTGAATTGCAAGTTTCCCATCTTTAAGTACTGCTAAAGACCCAGCTTTTTTCAACTCATCTAGTACATCATACATAAGAGCAGTATCTGATCCTTGTAATTCTTCATGTAAATCTTTCACTGTTGCGAGTCTGTAAGTATCAGTAAATCCTACATATTTTCCAGCAACTATCAGTCCCTTAAGATTTCCTGCTTTTGCAATGCTAGCAAAGTGATTTAATGCTTTTATTTCATCTCCTTTTAATACAAGAACTTGTTTCCCCATATTTTGAGCACTATATTCTTTTATATCCATAACTATCTTTCCCATCTTTTCCTTTTCAAATTTGTTATTTCTTCTAGTGCTAAAGACCATAATTTATCTAATTTTCCTGCAAAACTAAAATACCTAATACTTTTTTTAGTTTTATAAATATCTAATATTTTATTTCTATAAAGTATAGATATAGGCATATCTATTTGCGAACTTAAATTTAAGCCTTCAATAAAATTAGTAATTAGTTTTTGTTCTTCAGGATCTATATCTTCTAAAAATGTAATTTTTATTTCTCCTTTATCTATTTCTAATTCCTGAATTTTATATTGTATTGCTTCTAATATTTTGTTTATAAATTCAAGGTTTTGCATAAGTTAAGCTCCTTATTCATATCTAATTCTTCTAAAATCATAGACCAGATTCCAGTTACACCATATTTTCCAAAGCCTCTTAGGCATACAAACTTATTATTTTTATGAATTTCAATATTTTTAAACTCATAATCTATTTTTATTCTGTACTCTCCAACTTGTTCATCTAAATTCAATGATTGGATAAATTTAGAGATTTCAGCACTTCCTTCATCATCCGTATTTTTTTTAAAATAAATATCTATATCTCTTCTAGTTATGTAAATTCTATCTGCCTCTTCAGGCATAACTTCCAGTATTTTGTCAATGAACTTTGCTTTTAACAACTATATCAACTCCTCAATCTCCAACATATTCATTATTAAAAAAATTAAATAGTTTAGGTTCAGCTGCTGATAGCTCTGGAACTTTTAAATCTATAAGATCTAAATAAGTTCTAAATCCCTCCGCATAATGAACATTAATGATAAAGTCATTTCCTTTTATTACTAATTTTCCATTTATTTCATCTTTATTCCAGTTATAATTAGCAGATGAAGCTAATCTATGAAATTCATCTTTTCCTATGTTATACTTCCCTACAACAAAGACCTCTGTAACATCTTCCCAAGTTCTATTGTTCTTTTCTAATAAATTAAGTGTTTCTGTTAATAAATTTTTATTATTTTCCATAATTCCTCCTTGATATTTTAAATTTTTTCTAGTATAATCAAGGACAGATAGGCTATATCTATCCTTATTTATTTTGAACATCTGAGATACTTTGGTCGGTAGTGTCAGATGTTTTTATTTTTTTATAACTTTTCCCTGCTAAAAAGTTCAACCAATGTGGTTTTATTATTAAATATTTCCCCCTTTCTTTATCATCCCCTTTTTTATAAATACATCCAGGAACTTCATCAGCATGAATCAAACTGTAAACATCATCTTTATTTAATTCTCCACCAGATAAAGCAACTGCTTCTTCTACACTAATTTTATAATCTCCCATTTAATCACCTTTTTCTAAAAGTTCTAATACAAATTTACAAGTATCAACTACACCTTGATAATATCTAACCATTGCATAAGCATGCCCTTCTGCAACTGGTCTATTTTCATTTACCGTTTTGTAATATTCAGCATTAGCCTTTTTTAAATTTTCTTTTGCCATTTTTAATTTAATTTCAATTCTTTCTTTTCTTGTCATCAATATCACATCCATTCTAATAATTTATCAAATGGATAGTTAAGACATATCCATAAAATCTTAAATATCCATTTAATCTTAAATTTCAAATAGTTAAAAAATGTTACTTTTTTAAATTTTTTATTTTTCATATTTATCCCAAACCTCCCATTCCAAAACTTTTATACAATCTTTGATACCATCTACTTTTCCTATTAGAAAACTAGGGTATCTCCCTTGTTTTTTTTTCATCTTCTATTGTTTCTTGAGTTACTTCTAATCTTCTTTTAAATATTTCTAATAATTCATTTTTATCTATCATTTCTACCCTCCATTTCTATGTACTTTTGGATAACTTCAATAGCATCTATTAACTTTATATCTTCAGGAAAAACTATTACATTTACCCATTTTTGAAATACTTTATAGTGCATTTTTTCCTCCTTTTTTCTTTACATTCTGAAACATATGCTAAACTTGTTATAATTATGAAAGTTATAAAAAGTCCTATCTCCTCCACCTCCTTATTTTGTGCTATAATCATCTCTAAGGAGGTGATTATTATGTCTGCTAAAATTTATGCTTGTTTACTCGGTAATTGGGTTGATATTACTAATACTGATACTCTTATTAACGGATTACCTATTAATAAATGGTTATTAAGTGAATCCCCAATAAGAGTTGATAGATTAGATGAGCAAGATTTGAAAGTATTCAAAGAAACTATCTTACAGTCCCCACTAATAGAAATTTCTTTTGAAAATAAAACCTATGCTATCAATCCAATATTTTTACAACTTGTTTATTAATTTTGTGATAACCCTTGTTATTTATGAGGGTTATCTATCCAACCATCTACATTTATTAACTGTATTAAAAATTCCAAAACCATTTTTCTTTCTCTATAAGTCAAAGGCTTCAACTCTTTCATTAATTCCTTTGCTTTATTTAATATCTTTTCTTCTCTTTCCATAGCTCTCCTTTTAATTCACATATCCAAGACTTTTTACATCTCCATTAACAATTTCTATAAAGTGTGTGCCTTGCTTTTTGCAGATTTGATAGATTTCTTTGTAGTATATTTCATTTTCCATAGAACTTGTTATTACTCTTGTAAACATATCTTCTAGTTGTCTTATTATCATCAATATTCCAAAATCAACTTTATCTCTTGAATTTGCCTTTATCCCAACAAGTGAATTTACTAACTTGCTATAAGTCATATATAGTTTGTCCGAATGTTGACTACCTTGTTTCTTTGCATATTCTATTAATACTTGAATGGCATCTGTTTCTTCTCTTCTAACTAATTTTCCTTGCTGTCTTGTTAGCAACCATTCACTTTTAGCTTTATCAATTATTGTTTGTTCTAAAACTTCTATATAAGCTATAATTGCTCTTCTTACATATTTACTTTCCCTCAACAAGACCTGTTTTGCTTGGTTAAGAGTTAGGATAAACATAGGTTGCTTCTTATTTTGAGAGTTTCTATAAGAGGACGGCGAAATTTTTCCTAGTCCTATCTCTTCTGAAAATTCATCTCTTATAATATCCAATAAATCTTTATGTTCTAACTTAACTGCCTTTCCTCTTTTTATTTGAGCTTCTGTCAAAGTATTGTTCTTTAACTTTTCTTTATACTCTTCTTTTCTAAAAAGATTTATTTGTTCCAGTAATTCTTTACTTGTTATTTGATTTTTTAATCTTAGTTCACCCATTAAGCCTCCTTAATCCCAAGAAATTTAATCATTTTTTTCTTAACATCTCCTCCATTTCTGTTTCCTCTAATGATGTCAGAGCAATAAGATGGTTTTATTCCAAGTAGTCTTGATAATTCTGCTTGGGTAATACCTTTTTCTCTTAATACTCTTTTTACCTCCATTTCAAAATCCAATCTTGTCATATATACCTCCTTTTTTTAATAGATTTTTATTTTTATATCTCTATTTCTACACACTCAAACTTCTCAAAAGCAACAAATCCATTTTCTCTTAAAATATTTGTAACAGTAGTTTTTCCTGTTGCCTTTTGAGAACCTTTTATAATTATTACCTTTCCAGATTTTATAGCCTCACAAATCTCTTTTACTTTTTTAGGGCTTATATAGTCTGGAAAAGTAATTTTTGATACTTTAATTTCTTTTACTTTTTTCATGCTCCTCCTTTCTCGGTTTATTTAAACTAAACTAAATTATTAAAAAAATATAAACTTACTTCGTTTTCTGGAATTTTTAACAGAATAATAGCTTTACAAATCTCTGATTGAGTAAAATCAACTTTATTATTTAATTTAGCTGAAATACTCGCTTTAGATATACCTAAAGCCTCCGCAAATTTATAATTAGACTTGTATACTTCTGTAATTTTTCCTTCTAACTTGCTATAATCAAACATATCCTCACCTACCTTTTAGTTTATATTAACTAAACTAAATATAACACACTAAAATTTTTTTGTCAATAAAAAAGTTTAGTTTTTTTGAATTGATATAAAAAAATGTTGATTTTTATTAAACTTTATTATATAATCAATTAAAATTAATAATCTCAACAGGAGGTTTAAATTATGAAAGGTAAATGTTCTGATAGAATAAAAGAAGCTCTAAATTTAAGGGATATGAAACCTATTGAATTAGTAGAACAAAGTGGTGTAAAAAAATCAGCATTAAGTCAATACATGTCTGGAAAAATAACCCCAAGACAGAAAGCTCTTGATTCTATGGCAAAAGTTTTGGATGTTAGTCCTGCATGGTTAATGGGATTTGATGTACCCATGGAAAGAGAAGATATTCTTAAGGATACTAAATTTCAAGAAAAGATAATGAATAAAGACTCAAAAGTTGAGTTAAAAGGAGATTTTACAATAACAGAAAACATAAAAGGGGAATACATTAGAATTTTAAATGTATCTAATGATAAAACAGCTAATGAAAGAATTTATGATTTGAAAACGAATAAATACAGTGAGAAAAAAATAAATAATATTATAATTAGTTTTTGTATGGAAAATGAAGATTATACAACTGAAGATACTTATAACTTTATAAAATTATTTAAAGAATATAAAAAACTATCTGATGATAAACAAAAAGAAATAGACAGTATTATTTATGGTAAAGAAAAACGTAGCAACTATATTGATTATATTAATTTTTCTGAATCATTTGATAAAGATACTTTTTTAGATATAAAGAATTATTATAAAATACCAACTACAACGGAAACAAAAAAAAGCTTGATTAAATCTAACTGTATTATAAGTACTTTTTATACACTTGATTTAAATACTACTAAAAACATCAAATCCACTGTCTTAGAAAAAGATTCTGATTCTAAAAATGTTTTGAGTGACAAAATTTATATTCCAAAAGTTTCATTAAAAAATAACGAATCTAATACAAAAAAATAAATTACATACATTTTAAAAAGAGGTGATTAAATGAGTAAACTATATAAAGTTATAAAATTACTTTCAGATAATTCTTTAATTGTAGATTATGGAAAAAATGATGGAGCTTATGAAGGAGATGATTTAAGAATTTTTACTCCTGGTGAAGAAGTTGTTTTTCAAGGGACTAACTATGGAACTTTAGATTTGATAAAAGCAGATATAGAAGTTGTATCTGTATTTCCCAATTTTTCAGTCTGCCAAAAAATAAATAGAAAAACAGTAAAAAGTTTTAATCTTAGTAATTATCTTACTAGAGAAATTGAAGAAGTTCAAAAGTTAAATATGAACAAAGAAGAAATTTCAGATACCCCTTATAGAGATAGGAATCCTATCAAGTTAGGGGATTTGGTTAAAGTTTTAAAATAAAGTATTGTATATTAAAAAAAAATATGATACCATAAATGTACTAAGATTACTTTGCCGCTACCAAGAGTAGGCACTAATATAGTGTTCAGGCTATCGTCCAGTACATTTGAGAATGTGCTGGATTTTTTCTTTTTTAGGAGGACTTTTATGCCTTATGATAAACCTTTTAAAACATATGATGAGCAACATCAGAAACTGGTTTCTGATTATAATATAACATCTATTGATAAGGATTTTGAAATAGAGATACTTAAAACTTTTTCTTATTATAATATTATTAATGGATATAAAGAAATATTTATGAATAATAATTTTTTTAAAAATGAGACTACATTTTTAGATATAATTGAACTGTCTATTCATGAAAAATATTTCCTTACAGTTCTATTTAAATATAGTACTTATGTTGAAGAATTTTTCAAAGTGAAGTTAGCATATTCAATTGGTAAAAATAATACAGAAGACCATTTAGAATATTTAAAAGCTAAATATTATCTTATTCCTAAAAAGAGACGTGCTAAATTTAAAAGTACCGTCAATAAAATTAAAGAATCTTTTAACACAAAAGACCAGCCAACAAGGCATTATATAGATAATCATAACCATATTCCACCATGGATTTTATTTAAAAATGTATATTTCAACAATGTTATTGATTTATTTACATTTTTACCACCCTCTATGGAAAAAGAAATTTTAGATGATTATAGCTTATTTGCCAAACTTAATGTAGTGCCCGATTTGAAATCTAAAAATTTTAAAAAAATGTTAACTATAGTTAGAAAATTTAGAAATAAAATTGCTCATAATGCAAAAGTTTTTAATTATAGAGTAGACTCAAAAGATGAAATTGTCCACCATGAAATACAAGGAATTCTTCCAGCTTATTTTTTGAGCTTTAAAGACATAAAAAATGGAATTGGACGAACCAATTTATTTGCAATGATATTTTCTATTATAGTGCTATTAGATAGTAATTTTTTAAGAAATTTATTTTTACTGGAATTAAAAATCGCTATTACTAATATAAAGCAGATTAAATACGGGGATACTTATTTGGAGTTAGCAAATTTCCCTTTAGATATTGAAGATAGAATAGATTCTATGATTAATTTTTTTGAAATAAATTAATAACAAAAAAAGCCTCTCAACTGCTACCAACAGATGAAAGGTTTATAGAGTGTGATATTACTCTTATTCTTATATTAAAATAAATTATATCATACTCAGTTTTGTTATGCAAATTGAAAGGAGTGTGATTTTATGGCTAAAAAATCGAATGGTGAGGGTAGTATTATAACTACAACTCTTAATGGTAAACCATATTATAAAGGCTCTGTTACTGTTGGATATGATAGTAATGGTAAACAAATAAAAAAAAGTTTTGGTAGTTATAAAAAATCTATTGTCTTAAATAAAATGGATAAAGCTAAATATGAGGCAAAAAATAATATGTCTTCTAATTCTAATATAACTTTTGGAAATTTATTTAAGGACTGGATATTTAATTTTAAAAAAATGGATGTTAGTGATAACACATTTAGTGTCTATGAGACTACTTATAGATTAAGACTTAAAGATTATAATATAGCTAATAAGAGAGCAAATCAAATAACCTTAAATGATTTACAAGCATATTTTAATGAATTGCAAGAAAAGTTTACAGCGGGGCAAATTAAGAGAACATATATACATATTCATTCTTGTATAAAATTTGCTATATTTCAAGGTGTGATGGTTAGAGATTACTGTGGAGGTATAATCTTAAAAAAAGAAAAGAAAAAAGAAAAATATAATGTCTTTTCTAAGCAGGAGCAAGAATTAATCTTAAAGACTTTAAATAAAAAAGATATGGTTGATTCTTTAATTTATTTTACATTTTATACAGGTCTTAGGTTAGGTGAGGTCTTAGCTTTAAGATGGGATGATATAAAAGACAATATCTTAACTATAAATAGACAATATAATAAAAGAGTTGAGGTAATAGATATAGGAAAAAATAATTTGACTTATGAATTTAAAGACTTAAAAACTAAAAATAGTAAAAGGGAAATTCCATTACCTAGTAAAGTTTTAGATTTATTAAAGGATTTACCTAAAGATTATGATTTGATTTTTACACTTGATGGAAAACCTTTTGATAGAAAAAGACCTCAACGTAAGATGATTTCTTTATGCAAAACATTAAAAATAGAGTATAGGAGCTTTCATAGTATTAGACATAGTTATGCTACGAGACTATTTGAATTAGATATACCAATTAAAACTGTACAATCTCTAATGGGACATAGCGATATGTCAACCACAATGGATATTTACACTCACGTAATGAAAGACAAAAAATTAGAAATATTAGATAAACTTGATAATCTATAAAACAATGAAAAAAACAGGGGTTTAATATCAGCCTCTGTTTTAAAATTTTCTGCTATTTTTCTGCTACAATTTTTAATTTTATAGCAATTTTTGAAATTTTATTGAAATTCTTTAATCACAAACTAACCATTTTATCTGCTTTTGAAAGTTTGTGAGATTTTATTAAAAGGTATGGCACACCCAGTAGGATTTGAACCCACAACCCTCTGATCCGAAGTCAGATGCTCTATCCAATTGAGCTATGAGTGCGTCTGTGAGTTTAGATTAACATATATTTTTTTTCTTGTCAATTATAACTTTACAAAATTCAATTATATAACATTTTATATTCTTACAATATCAACATATAATGTAATTTATTAATAATTTGTTGACATCTTAAAATAAACAAAGTAATATATCACATATAAGAAACTAATTTAGAAGTTTCTTGATAAGTTTTTTAGATAAGGAGGAACAATTATGAAATTTTTTGTGGATCTAAATTCTGACATTGGAGAAGGTTATGGAGCTTATAAACTTGGAATGGATGAGGAAATTATGAAATGTGTGACTAGTGTGAACTGTGCTTGTGGTTGGCATGCAGGTGATCCATTGATTATGGATAAAACAATCAAAATTGCTAAAGAGAACAATGT